TAAATACGTCTCCCGCATCTCTGTTCTCCATATAGTTAAGAATCCAATCCGTATCGTAGTTAACGGATATGTTAGTCATGTCTAACGGACAGGAAAAATTAAAGTCCTGTTCCTTGATTTGACCGTAACTGTATTCAGTATCGCCTACCGTCATTTCGTACCAGTTTTTAACCGTTAGAAACTTTTCTATATCACGGTGCTGCCAATTCAAACTTGCATAGATAGCAGAACGACGACTGCCTCCTTGCATAACTCGTCTTCCTATTTCGTTAATCATTAACATTTTGGGAATAGGGCCAGAAGCTAATCCACCTGTTCCTCTTAGAACTTCTCCTTCAGGACGGTAAACAGAATAGTCACAACCTATTCCTCCACCTGTCATTAAACAAGATTCAGATTTCCACGACAGGTTTGCCCAATCTTCCCGTGTATCTTCTTCGGCCTTTAACAGAAAACAGTTATTAAAGAATTTGTTAGTTCGCCCTGCGTAATAAAGATAACGCCCACCGGGAATAAATTTTAAATCAGTAATAATGTTGATAAGTTCATCGACTTCATCAGAAGTAAGATGTGTATCACATACATCGTGAACCAGTGTACGGGCCAGATCAGACCAAGTTTCACAACTTGTATGCTGGTATTTAAGTTTAAAAATATCTTCGCTGAATTTAGAGCGAAACATAGGATTCTCATTGCTTCTAAACGTCGGCATGATGTTTAGCTTTCTCCTAGTTTAAATAGGGAAATCTATTATATAATCAGGGACTGAGACGAGGAACTTTAAATTTTAGATTACTTCGTATGACCCAAACGTAATTATCAGGACTGACTTCTTCTCTTAAAACAGATGCTTTTACAGAAGTATGTCCTTGCTTATGATAATATTCTTCTATTTTACGTGCGAGTTTTAGGGAGTCGTTTCGACTAGAGAGATAATCAATCGGAAGAATATTATTTACCATAGTACAGCTATCCTATCAATTATCACCGCTGTCCACAAACGTATCGTCTATCGTCTTAAAATAATTGGATAAATGTGTCTCGTCAATCTTACCACATTCCTCCATTAATTTACATAAGTACCAATGAGCCTTTCCCAGATCTTCCATTGGCTTGTCTTTATAAGCATATCGCCATAGATATTTTTCAACGTTTCCTTTTAGATAGCCTAGAAATTCTATCTGTGTCATGCTGGCTTCGATAGCTTCAATAGCTTCAATATCGTTACGGTTATAATGAGGAGGATTAGCGACTTCGTTTTTCGCCATAATATTTTTTCGAATAGCTATCCATCCTGGCGAATCGTTAGGAATGTTAGCAAAAATGTTAGGTTGACTCATTATCGGTTACTCCTTTGCACTGTTTAACAGAACGTTTATACGTCTGTGAACAAACTTTAAATCTTTACTCAAGATACGATTAAAAAATTTCCTACCGTAATCAGGAGCAATTCCTGCCAATTCACAAATAGGTTCATATGTAGAGGCAGTTACACAGGAAGGTACAGTAAACCATTTGAGAGCAGACTGTCTAGCTTTTTCTGAGGAAACTGGTTCTTCTTCTGTTTCAGGTTTAGTGGCGTCTAGTAACGCCTGTAGAAATACAGAAATAAAAAGAAGTCTTTCGGGAACAGGTGTCTTATTTGTTTGAATAGAAGAGAGCCATAAAAAATCATTATGCCTTTCTTTATTAAATGTAAATTCCAGATCATCTTCATAGTAGTTTAGAATTTCTTTTAGATCTTCGTAACTAAATTCTTTAGTATCTATCTTGACCGTTAGCTTTTTGCTGTCTTCTTTTTCTTTTTCTTTTTCTTCCACTTTCCTTGATCCATGCTTTCGGTATTATTTTGTCGGCCCATTTAAAAGAATTCTTGTCGCACCATTGAGCTACCGTTGTTTTTGCTTTGGGAGCAATAGAAAGATTAGGATTCTGAAAGACAAAACGTATATCTAAATCAGGGTATTGATCCTTTATCAGTAAATGTTTCTTTCTATCGTCACTAAAGAATCTTCCTTTTAATTCTATTATAATACCATTAGGTAAAACAAGGTCAGGAAGATAATGTCGTTCAATAGAAGGAACGATAAAATTTATTTTAAACGGCTCATATAAAAAGTCAACGTGACGTTCAGTTAGATCATCACATACAATGGATTCAAACTTGGATCTAAATGAAAACTTCTTCGACTCTAGGTTGTTTTTTAACGTCTGTAAAGAATCGAATACCGTTTGCGTATTGAAAGGTACGAAGTCCTTTTCCGTTATTAGCGTCACTCCAACATTCCTTCTTAAATTTACAGTACACACATCCTATGGACAGTTTATAGTTACCTGACTTACCTTCTTCAACAGGAAGATAACATTTTTCTGGAGGTGTGGCTTGCTGTATAGCTCCTTTTAAATACGTTATTCTATCTTTTGCGTTTATCATTTCCATTTGATGTAAAGGCATAAGCGTAATTTCTCCACTCTGTTTATCAATGGCTATAAAGGCGGCTTCCTTTTCTCCAGCAGCTTGTGCATACGAAGAGAGTTGAGCTATGTAACCAAAAGGATCGTCTTCGAGAAGAGAATGATCTTTAAATTTTTTAAAACTTCTACCAGAAGCTGATTTAAAATCTACAATAATGTCATCGACTCTGGCATCCTGATGACCTACGACACCTTCCAGTTTATATTCCTTTTGCTGTTCCGTAACGACATGTCCAGCTGTACGGCATAGGAGAACCATAAGTTCTTCGAGGATAGAACCATATAAAAATTTTAACAGAAGAGAATAGGAAAGAGGTTCAGTAGTTTTAGGATCTTGTCTGGTTTCATACCAAAGTTGTCTGGAAGGTTTTCCTATATTAGACATACGAAGAGAATAATCATGCCCACCTTTTTCCCGATTACGAATAAAGGTAGAAACAATGGCTTCGCTTACATTTTTACTGAATGTTTTCAGATCTTCATCAGTAGGAACAGCTTTGGATTGAGGGGAGAATACTTTTTCTATATCTTCTACAAGGGTATGGATGGTTGGCTTTTTATTTTTACCTATCATTATGTTTAAGTTTCTGTAATAGAATTCAGAGCTTCACATAAATCCTTTACCATAGAAGGAGTAATATCTTTATGATTGCCTACGTATATACAGCTATCGTGAATGATTTTTGCGTTGTCGTCAAATTGAAATTGATTAATAGATTTCATAAAAGGATGTTCAAAAAGATTACCAGATATAAGAGGACGGTATTCAATATTCATTTCCTTTAATTTCTCTTTTACAGCCGGCATGTTATTATTTTTGGTGAAGATAGGTAAAGCGTAGTTACTACAGCCTTCCATTATGAAATAAGTTTTATATAAAAATGGTTTTAAATTATTAATAAAAATTCGAAAGTTTTCGTTTCTATGTTCTATAGCTGCATCTAAATGAGGTAACTGTAATAGTCCTAACTTGGCATGCAGTTCAGTATTTCTTACGTTGAAACCATCTCGTAAAAAAGTAAAAGAAGGGTCAACGTTTGCTACTGTTCTTTTGGCACGTTCACGTTTAGGTAACTCTCGGAGTAAGCCATGAGAACGTAACAGTAAAAGATCATGGTAAAGTTTTTTATCGTCAGTACAAATCATTCCCCCTTCAATTGTTGTCATATGATGACCGTAGTAAAAGGAAAAGGAAGAGGCTATACCATACGTACCGCCCTTTCTCTTTTTGAAAGAGACACCGTGAGACTCACAGCAATCTTCTACAATTGTTACGTTATACTTAGAACATAAATCAAGAAGATCGTTGGAGAGAGCGCAGAAGCCTAGAATGTGGGTCAATAATAGAAATTTAGGTTTCTCATTTTTAAAAATATACTCCAACGTTTTCAGATCAGGACCAAAATTATTTAAATTAATATCACATAATTGGAGATGACCGAATTGCATAATGGGGGAAACAGCAGTAGACCATGTACACGCTTGAGATACCCATGTAGGTCTATCGTCACCTGATAAGGCACGTACAATCAAAAGGTCAGCAGAGGAACCAGAGTTTACAAAGACAGAATAACGGCAACCTAGCCACTTGGACCAAGCCTCTTCAAAGTCCCGTACCATTTGTCCTTGTGTAAATTTATTAGAATTACGTATAAAAAAAGCCATAACGTCACGCTCGATTTCCGTTATGGCATCATCAGTCATTAACCGCCAATTCATTTTTATCTTATCCTTTTATAAAAAAAGTGCCAGTAGGCAGGGAAAGG